AAATCGTTCCTACTGTTAATGTACTCATTTTCTACCTCACTAAATATTCGTGTACTGTATCAGATATTTCTCGCATCTTAATCCATCTATCACCGATAGTTTGACCAACTCTAACTCTTAGTTTACCCATTAAACCTATCGTGTTCCATTCTTGCCTATCTTCTCTACTTATATATTCTTTTGTATCATCATAAGATGAGTTTAGAACTCTATCTCCATTTTTATCAACGATGTATGTGCCATAATTATCTCTTTGATATTTATGTTTCCATTGATTTATGTCACTATCACCAACCATTGATGGGTTGCCCGAAACAACACCTATAATTGTTGATGCATTATCATCACTTGTAGATTTTCTAATTTTATCACCATCAAGAACTACAGTGTAACCTCGTCTATCCTCTTTATCTGTATTGCCATCTTTCCATTCAAAGTATTCTGCATAGTCAGCACCACCACCACTAAAAGAACCATCTGCTAAGGCATTGCCATTTCCAACAAAAATAAATTCATTGTCGTTGTTATTATCACTTCTCATAATTACAAAATTATATTGGTCTGAAGCTGACCTTTCTACTCGCCAATCACACATAGACACAGCAGTAGATGAACTAGAATTATAAATTATAGAAGTGGAAGTTGAAGCACTAGTAGTGCCAAAAATTGCAGGAGAAGTGCCATCAGTTGTTAAGACTGAAAGTTTTTGAGCACCAAATCCTAAGTTCATAGAACCAGTAGTTCCAATAAGAACTTTGCCACTGTTGTCTATTCTGAATCGTTCTGAAGCATTAGTAAAAATTCTAAATTTATTGTCGTTGTGGTCGTAATCAAGTATACCTCGATATTCATCGTCACCCGACGTGCCATCAGAAAAATAAATAGCACCATTTGATGCAGTGCCCGACCTAATAGTTATTCCAGTATTACCACTTGTTGCGATTGTTAAATCATCAGCACTTACCTCACCTTCAGTAGTTGTGCCAATCATAACTCGTTCTGAACTATCTATAGTGATAGCTGTAGCATCTGCATTGTCGTCTATACCTCTACTTGTAAATGCTCCTGCGACTGTTACACCTTGAGAACTATCAACAGTAACAGCAGTTGTATTTGCTGTCTTTATTATAACTTGGTCATTAGTAGATAAATCTAATCCACTGTCATTATCTCCAGTAGAGTTTACAACACTATTTACTTTTATTTCTGACATTTATTTGCCCTCCAATGCTGTAACTTTTGCTTCTAATGCTTCAATCTTAGCTATGGCTTCTTTTAATGCACCAGTTAATAATGGAACAAGTTTAGATTGGTCAATGCCTTGCATAACTGGATTATCATCATCATCAACTTCATTGTGTGTTCCAGTTACAGCTTCAGCAACTACAGATTGTGCTTCGTGTGCAAGAAAACCATCAACTAAAGTATTTGTTTTATCTGCTATAAAATTAAATCTTTTAGGAGATAGCTGTTTTACTCTGTCTATAGCACCAGTCATATCCTCTACATTTTCTTTTAGTCTGTGGTCTGATGATGTAGCATACAATGTTGATGAAGCATTTGTTTGAATAGAACCAATATCTGCACCATTACGTCTAAAAATAATTTGAGCATGAAAATTACCACTTGCATCAACACTATTTAATAAAAATCCACAACCATTAACAGAATTTATTGTTTGTGTAAAATGAGCCCCACTTATATTAGCAGTAGCACCATGACCAATACGACCATCAGACATAATTCGGAAACGTTCTGAGCCACTTGTAGCAAATCTCATATTAGCAGGAACACTTGAACCTGTTGAACTTCCATCTTGTATTACAGTTATTTGTCCTGCACTTCTTGAACTGCCACCACTATCTACACCAGTAAATCTAATTTGTGCTATTGATTCACCATTAGCAGTTTCTGCAAATGTTCCTACTGTATCACTTCCAGATTTACCGATTCTTAAATCTGGGATAGTTCCATTTGTACTATGAAATGATAAAAGACTAAGTTGTGTATTTGTACCACTACCTTGTAGCTTTAAACCCTCATTGTGTGCATGTTCAAGTATAATTTCACTATCTGCACCAAATGTTAATTTTGAAGAATCTGAATTTAAAGCAACATCATCACCTACTGATAAATCTCCTGCAAGTGTTGTATTTTGAGAACTATCTACTGTTATTGCTGTGGTATTAGCAGTTTTTAAAATTATTTGGTCATTCGTTGATAGGTCTATGCCACTATCATCTCCTGCTAGATTTTGAATATTATTTACTTTTATTGTTGAACTCATGCTATCACCAAATTTCCTGCTACTGTTAATGTTATACCACTTGCGATAGAAAGGCTATGAAAACAACCAGTATTATCGCCAGAAGCTATTGTTGTATTTGTATTTAGTTCTTGTTCGTGGGTTCTGAATATATCTTTTTTGCCATTTGTGGTATCGCCTTGTGTACCATTATCACCTTGAAAAAACCCTGCACCACCTCCTGCTGAAACTTCGGCTGTGTCTGCTGTTTGGTCAAATGTAAACAAATTTATAAAAGCATCATTATCAGCATTTCTAATTTTTAAAATATTATTACTTGTGTCATACCATAATTGAAAAGCATAAGTCGTGCTTGGTGCAGAAGAACCACTGTTTACTGAAGCTATCGCTTGTAAAACATTATTTATATCTGTCCTTGTTGCAGGAAATGTTTGGTTATCTATTACATAATCGTGTTGAGCCATATTTACCTCTTTATGTTACTAATTCGCCAAAACCTTTTGCTACATAATCAAATGTTCTATTTACAGCAGAACTACTACTATTAAAAAAAGTAATTGTAAAACCAGTAGCACTTTTATTGGTTATAGCATAGAAATCACCACTAGCCAAGTTCTGAGCAGAAATTCCTACACCTTGTAAAGATTTAAATGCAGGGCTAAATGTTATAGCTTTTGCTCCTGCCCCACTAGCAATATCATTTTCAGCTATTACTCTATCTGGCATATCAACAGTTACAGATAAGGCACTAACACTTGGGGTAGCTTCTGAATCTAATGTGGTTAATACTGCCCTAAACTTAAATCCTCTAGCTTTATAATCGCCAACAAAAAACTTTCTAAATGCTGTATATGTTGGACTTCCACTTGCAGGGTCATCTTCTGTAGTTGCTATTTGTAACTCGCAATTAGTATCGCCAAATTCATTTGCATCACCATCAAACAAACCTTCCCTATCATCAAAATTACCAGTGGCATCATCAAATGAAATTCCAAAATCCACCCTATTCATTGTTACATTTGCTGTAACTCTATTAGTAAAAACACCACCTACATCAATATGAGTATCAAAATCATAAGTACCACTTGAAGAAACTTTACCACCACCACCATCAAACAAACCACCAGTTGTATCAAAATTTCCTGCACCACTATCAAATAATGTACTTGTTGCTAATCTTAGTGTATTTCCAACAACAACAACATTTGATTTTGCACCAGAAAAGCTTGGGTGTTGTGTAGATGTAGAAACTAAATTTAAATCTTTTATTTCTTGTATAATCGCTACAGAAGATGTTGAATCTAAACTTTCATTACCTAATTTATCCACTGCCTTAATAAAATATGTGCCAGTCATTGCAGGAACTACAGCAGTATTTGCAGGTCTTGATACCTTACTTATTAAATCAACTGAATTAGCATATGTTGCACTAGCTGTAGTATCTCTTGAGTGTCTTATTCTGTAATGTGATAAATCTAAATCCCCTACTGGTGTCCAAGATAAATGTGCTTCTGTATTTACGATATTTATTGAAAAGTTTGTAACTGTTTCTGGTGGTGCTGTTTTACCTACAATCTGGTGGGTTGTGGATATAAATACAGACCTACTAACTGATGTAACTGTTCTTGCTCTAACATTGTAAATTGCATCATCTTCAACATTAATTAATTCAAATCTACGACCACTAGCCTTACCCAAATTTATAAAATTAGTATCGGTGGTCTTTTTAGCTTGTACTTCAAAATCTGTTGTAAATAAATCTGAACTAGCTACATCAACTGTTAAAACACTTATAGCTTCTTCGTTTAGAACCCTTAATTCATCTGCAACTTCTATACTAGGTGATTGTACTAAAAATGGGTTAGGTAAATTTGTATCTGGTATAAGTGGCACTTCTATTTGTAATCCAAAAGTATAAAAGGCATCTTGATGTTCTGAACATTGTAAATTTATTGTGTGGTCTGAATTTATTGTTAAATTTTGAACCCTAAAAGGTTTTGCAGAAAAACTTGGTGTTGCATGGGTAATATTAACCAAATCCCCTACTGCCAAATCTAATGCTGTGGCATCTGCTTTTAATGAAACATCTAAGCTAGTTCTTGACCTTCTAAGTATTATTTCAGCCATTTCTTGGGCTTGATATGGGCTTGTAAACATAGAATAATCAAATCTACCCTCTAACAACAAACCACCATCTGCTGTTTTCATTGTTTCATGTTGGTCAGCAACAGCTAAACCAGTTTCGTCTACTGGTGGAAATTGTGCAGTATCTGATTGATAGTTTTTATCTGGGTTAATAAAATTAACTATAACCCTATTATATCTTGAGTTCTTATTTTTACTTGTTACAGATATACCACCAATAATATTATCTTCTGTAAGGCTAATAGAAGCTGTTCCAGTTGTTTCAACTAAAATATTATACTTTCCTGCTGTAAAATTTAAATAACCTCTACAACCTCTTATAAATGCTTTTACGTTATCAATAGCTTTTTTTGATGTATCTACTACTGCATGACTGTTCATTAAATCTATTGCACTAGCACCACTAAAAGGGGTTATCTGGGTATCACAAACATCTCCTGCTATTTGCCAATCTGAAAAATTACTATCAAAGTAACTATCAACAATACCCATTCCAAATCTATCGTTTCTTAAATAGTCTAATAATTGATAAACTGGATTGTCTGAATATGCCCAAGTTGAACTATTGTCTTTTCTATGGCTACCAGAACCACCAGAAACTGTGCTATCTAAATTTGGATTATATATTTTACGACCTTTTATTATTGCTTGAACTGTAGGCAATGAGCCAAATTTATCTGCATTCCATTCAAATTTTAGTGCTAAATATGCCAAACCCCTTAGTCTATGGTCTGAAGTCCATGATTGTAATTCATCTAATAAATTTGATGCAGTTTGTTCGTCTGAACCTAAATTAGCTTGAACTGTAATTAAACTATTTGAATTTTCTGTGTCAAAAAAATTAACATCTGAACTTGCTACTGTTCTTTGTGTACCATTTGTCAAAGCACCAGATAATATAACTTCTTGGTCATTAACAATTAAAGTGGTTACACTATCTATTTCGCCTTCACTCAAAACAAGAGCCATATAAAGGTATTGATTATCAGCACCAGATGTTTCTAAAAAAACAATATTACCACCAACTTTTCTTGTTCCATAAACAATAGGTATAGCACCATTAGCACTTTTTTTATTAACTAATATACCTCTAGCATCTAAGTCAGCTTGTATTTGTCCAAAGTCTGGAATGTCTGGCTGTGGTATTATAAAAGAAACAACATCATCAATAAGGTCAACAGCCCCATCAACTAGGTCTGCTCCAAAATCAAAAATATCTTCTACTATACTACCCATTTAATTATATCTCCAATTAGAACCTAAACTTTTAAAACCTAACTTTTTAAAAACTGGGTCTATATCTATTCCAGATGTTACAGCAAGATAAATTGGTAATTCTTTAGCATTCTTTTTTATTGAATCAAACAATACAGTTAACAACCTAAAATTTCTAAAACTTTTTTTAATATAAATAGTATGAAGATTTATACATTCACTAAGACTAAACCAATAACTGCTTTTAAACCAAATAGCACAACCAATAAGCTCGTTAATGTCTAAATCTTTCAATAAAACAATATGACCTTTTTTTAAAAAAGTTATAAGTGATTTTTTTAATTTAGGCTCATCAACACTTGGTAAATGAGAGCCTTCTTCTTCTTTAAATGTAAGCAACAAATCGATTATCTCTGGAATATCTTTAATTTCAGCATTATATAAATTTAAACTAGCCATTACCTACCCCACTGAATATCTCTTACAGTAAGAGCAGAAAACTCCATACCTTTATCCCCAGAAAAAAATCTTTGCTGTGAATTATCTGTAGTCGTTCTTCCAGATGTTTTACTAAAATTACCCCAATGTGATGTAACAGTTAGAACTATTTTTGCTGTTGTAGTATTATCAGTAATTTTATAATCATTGATTGTTCCATAAAATAGTAAAAATGGGTCAGCTATTAAAGAAAAATTACTATCTAAAAAACCCCTATAGATATGCACATCATCATTTATAATATTTTCATTTAAAGCTATTGAAACATAAGTTTGGTCTACACCAGATAAACTAATAATCAATGAGTTTTTTGAAGGTTTATTTGTTTCGCTAACAGCACTAATATTTCTTAAATGCCCATTAGATAAGTATGTTTCAGAACTACCAGAAACACTTGATGTTATATCAAAACTAGCATTAGTTAAATAAACTGGTGTAGAAAATCCCAATTCAATTAATAATACTGGGTCTATATTACCAGTTGCAAGTTCGGTTTTAACTGCACTTGTTAAACCTCTAGCCATGTTTCCCCCAGGGAAATATCTAACAAAATCAATGACTTACACATCATAATGCTTCTCTTACATCAAATTCATAATTAAATAATAAGTTACCATCTTTGTCCGTTTGTGAAGTTGAAAATTCTTGAACATCACTTTTTAAATAAACTGTAAATGGCACTGAATCATAAGTAACAGAACTATTATCTGACAAAGCTTCCCTTAATGGTGGCTCTATAGTAACTGTAGAAGCATTACTTGATGATGTTGCATCTTCAACAACCATATAAACCTTACTATGTGCAAACTTAATTAAATCCCCTGCCTTTAATCTTCCTGCACCATCTCCTGCAAAGCCATCTATTGCTATTGTAGTGTCTGCAACTGCATGAACTCCATTTACTAACAATGTGCCAGTTTCGTTACCTTGTGCATTAAAATAACTTGGAAATGTTACAGTAAAATTTTCTTTTTTACTTCTTTGTTTCATTATAAATGCCATGACTGGTGCAAAATCTGCTCTAGTCATAGGTGGGTATTGTATTGTAAAGCTAAAATGTTGCCCTTGAATTTGCCTTCTAAATGTCTTGCCACTATCAGTTTCACTAAACAAAGTTTTTTGATTACTTTGTAAATTGACTGCAACAAAATTAGTTTTTGGTAATGCTCCACTCATACTATTGCCATTTTACCCTTTTCATTCATAGCACTATTAATAATATTTACTAATGTACCACGACTATTTACTAACAATTCGTTAAATCCTCTAGCATCAACAGTATTAATATTAAAATTAACTGTTACTGGTTGGCTCATACCACCAAGCTTGTTATTTGGTACAACATTTGAAGGTCTATCTGGAACAACTAATTCTGCACCTGCTTCTCCTACCATATATGGTTCGCCTTGGTTCATACGACCACCAAGTCTACGACCTTGAAATTTTGATGATGCTATAGAAGCGATTTGAATAGCACCAAAAGCACCTATTGCTATAGCTAGTGGTATATTAGGTAAAACCTTAGCGACTGCTCCTGCTGTGTCCATTATAGCTTCAGCCATTCTAAAAGCTTTGTTTAATTGAAATGCTTTTCTATTACTTTGTGCAAGTTGGTCTAAACCCTCACGACCTACCTTTTTAGCCAAATCTACTTTATCTTTTCCAGACATTTTTTCTAAATTTATTTCACTTGCCCTACCAGACTTTATTAATTGAAAATTATCATCAAATACTTGTTTTCTAATTGCTTTTTCTTTTTCAGCAGTTTCGTGAGCAATTTGTAATAATTTATCAGCATTAATTCTAGCAAGTTCTGCCTTTAATTCGTCATGCCCTTGTATTCTTTGAATTTCTTTTTCATTCATTTCTTTTTGTAATTCAAATTCAGTGTTTAATTGCTCTCTTAATGGGTTAATAGGGTCAATAAGTTCTGAACCAGTCATACTTCTATCAAGTTGAGTTCCTTGACCCATTTCTGCACCAGTCATGAATTTTTTATTTAATTCTTCTTCTTTCTTGATAAGTTCATCAATTTTTTTCATTTCTTTAATTAATTTGTCTTGACGTTCTGCTGTTAAAAATACTTGTCTATTTTTTCCAACATTTTGTTCTTCAATAGCTTTTGTAAGTTCTTTTTCTTTTTCTATTTGAGAATTTACCAATTCTAATTCTCTTTGAAATAATTCTAATTGTTCCCCTTTTGATTTTGAGATAGCAACTTCTATTAGTTTCTTTTTTTCTAATAATTTTGTAAGCTTCCTATTTGGCTCTATACCACCTGCGACTGCATCATTCATTTCAGTAAATGCTATTGCAATTCCAATTAATGCACCAATAACAGTTGTTTTAGTTACTTTTGCAAATGCTAATAAAGAACCTCTAGCAATCATGATATTTTTGGAAAGTGTCAAAAAGGCTATTGCAATCTTACCTACAATAACACCCAAACCAATTGCCTTAATTGTTTCAAAGTTTTCAGCTAAAAACCTAACTGCTTCGCCAGTTGCAATAACTGCTTCTGATAAACCTTTACCTACAGCTTTTGCTATTTCATCTATTGTATCTTGATTATCTTGTAGTGCTTTATCTAATGCACCAAATTCTTGTTTTAAACCAATAAAGAAACTTTGTGCTACAACCTTTTGAAAATTAAAGAACTTATCACCAATCATTGATAGAGTTCCTTCTAAGGTATTAGCTAAATCACTGGTAGCATTTGCAAACCTGCCATCTTTACCAAAAACCCTTCTAAAAGCTTCTGCTGTTTCTTCTGCTGTAACTGTTGCCCCTGCTTTAAAACCTAGTAAATCCCTAACACCTCTTTCTCTAAAAATGTCTGCACTAGCCACACCTGCTGAAAATGACCTTTGGATTTGTTCTGCTGTTGTTCTAAAATCTAACCCAGTTACACTAGCAACCCTTCCAGTAATTTCTAATATTTCAGAAAGTTCGTTTGCATCTTTGGCAACAACAGCTAAATTACCTGCCCCTGCTTGTATCTGCTCAAGGCTAAAAGGCACTCTACCTGCAAATTTAGCCATTACATCAAAAGCTTTTGCACCTTCTTCAACACTGCCAAATAAAAATTTTAATCTGATTTGTAGGGATTCAACTTGTTTACCAACATCAACAAATGATTTTATGGCAACACCTGCACCTAAACCTATTAGTGCATTTCTTAAATTAAATACTGCATTTTTAAGACCATCAACACCTTTTGTGGCAGATTGCATAGCTTGTCTGGTTTTATCCTTCGCTATGATATCTATATTTACGTCTTTAGATGCCACTTTTTGCCCTTGCTAATCTTTCTTGTCTATCTCGTTCTTCGGTTTGAATTTGATAATATGCTAACCACATATTAAACTCATAAACTGTCATTTGCAAGATTTCGGCAACTGTCTTATGAAGTTTTTCAGCTAAACTAAAAATATTATGTAATTCTACATCATTTCTTAGTTTTTTTTATAATCTTCAATATCAGTGTTACCAGTACCCATGATTCTAGTAGCAACATCAGCAATTATATTAGTATCAGCTTTAGTTTTAAACTTTAAAATATGGGAAGCATTAAACATTTTTTCACCACTTTTTGTTAAAGCTTTTTCTATAATTACATCAATCAATACTATTAGGTCTGTTCCACTTGCACCCTTAAATATCTTTTGTTTTTCAAGCATATTAAATGGTTTACAATAAATTGCTTTATCGCCAACTAATCCCCATTCGGGTACTTCAATAACTTGTGTGTCAAGTGTACTGAAATGGTCTTTTATACCATCAAAATAATCAATATTTTCTGACATTTTAGACAGTGCCTATTGTCAATGCTCCATTACCTTGCAATGATACAGTTCTTGTTGTCATACCATCTAAAGTAACACCTACAGACATTCCAGTAACGATACCAGTACCAGTAAAGCTTTCATCACCAGATGTATTGCCTTCTGGTAAAAATACAAAACTTAAACTTGAACCTTGTGTCAAAGATGATTGTTGAGCAGATTCTTCATTGTAGTTCATATCAATAGAAGCAGTGAATGTACCTCTACCTGCCTTGAATGTTTTGCTTGAATCCTCAAGTGATGTATCTTCAACAACGTCATGTGTGGTATCTATTGTAAACCCAGTAACATTGCCAATAGCTGTTCCTGCTACAGTTACAACTCCTTCTTTACCATGATGTGTAGCCATTTAGACCTCCTTTGTTTCTGGTTCAGATGTTTCTTCTGCTTTTTTAGCAGATTTTTTATCTTCTAATTTATAGCCTAATTTTATGTAATGGTCTATAAAATCTTCTGAAATGGTAATTGTTTCTTTACCTTTTTTCATATTAATATCTTTTGCCATTATGCACTCCCTCTTGTAAATTCATATAAAACCCTTGCTGTTACTCTAACACCACCATAAGGATAAATTGTACCTTCGTCAGTTGATGCTTCAATAATTTGAGTATCTAAAGCATTTCCATTTCTAGTTATATCATTATCTAATGTTTCTTCAATAACTTCAATTAATTGATTTCTTTTTGTATCAATATTTGTATCTGTGCCTTTAGCAAATGCAACTATTAAAAAATCTATTGTTCCAGTATATGTGCCAGAACCAGTAACACCAATACTTGCAACTTCCCTTGTTTCATCACCAGATTGCACAAACATTGCAGGAAACTGTGCATCAGATAATTCTTCAACTTCAAAAGGTTCTCTAGTAATTTTTTTAAACTCAATAGGACTTGTAACAGCATCAAGTTTAGTAATTATATCACTAGCTATGTTTTCTCTTTTGCTCATAATCCCATTTCTTTAAAATAAAATTTTGAAAATTCTGCTTTTAATTTATCTTCTTCTTTATTACCTATTGAAAAGAATGGTCTAGTTATTCTACGTTTACCAACACCTAAAGTATCATGGAAACTTGCAATCTTTGCTCTTTCCATATTTGAAAAAAACAATGTGCTTTTTAAACCACCAGTTCTAAAATCTAAACTTCTAAACATTTTGCCAGTGTCGGTTAAGTCTACAAATCCAGTCTGTCTACCCCTCTTTTTTCGGCTTCTGATAGTGCCTTTTGCATATCCTCGCATTTTACCACCATCTGGCAATTTACCTGCTTGGGTTCGCTTTGTAATCATAAGAACTGCCATATTTGAAACTCTTTTCAAACCTTTAGTTATAACAGACTTTTGTTTTTGACTTAATTTTTTTAAAAAATTAGTAATTTCTACAGTATTAACATCAACTTTGACATCTACTGCCATTATCTTACCAATCTAAGACTATGCAAGGCTTCTTTTTCACTATCTGAAACAGTGCCACCACCATCTTCATCATATTCAACACCATCTCTAAGAATAGCTTGAAATTCTTCATCATATCTATCTCTATAGAAATCTATTTGAACTTGAAAAGCATCTTTGCCTTCACCAGTGTCTGGGTCACGCCATTTAGTCAAAATAGGATAAACATATTTCCATAAACATAAATAAACAACTGATTGTGTCCATTGTGAATCAGTAAGTTTAGAACTATCCATTTCTACAGATGTTATCTTAGTAATGTCTTTGTATCTTACTTGATGCCTATATCTTTCCCACCATTCTTCACGAACTCGTCTTAAAACATCATTTTCAGCAAACTGTAACTGGTCTGCAAAATCAGCTATTCCAAAACCTAATATGTCTGGTTGGATTTTTGTAAGACTAGTATTAGTTACATTAAATTCGTTTGTAGCCATTATTCAGCTTTCTTTGTTGTAGTCTTAGGCTTTGGGGCTTCTGCCATCACTGGCTTTGGTTCTGGCTTTGGCTCTACTTTTGGTTGTGCTTTTGGCTTACCATCATCAAGCTTCCAACCTCTAATACCCCAAATTTCGATATTGTTTTCGTAATCTACTTTTCTTCTTTCAATCACTCTATTGCCTTTTACAAGCTTTACCATATCCATAAATACAATTCCTTAATAAAAAGGGGTGGTTTCCCACCCCATAGGTTATTAGTTAGCCAAGCTATCTGCTGTTAACTTAACTCCATAACTATCATGAAGTTCGCCAACACCATAAACTGCTGTAGCAACTATTTCATCTGCTCTTAATGAAGCATCTCTTTGTGATTCAATCTTGAGGTCTTGCATCATTGCAACCCCTAAAGCATCTTGAGAGAATACACCACCAATAGAGTCATCTGAACCATCTACAGAAATATTTGAAGATTCAAAGATTTGTATTCCTGCAATGCTTCCAACAAAACCACTTCTCATTGCTTCATTAGAAAGTTCAGTATCTCTGCCAACAAATGTGTTTGTTAAAGACTTCTTAACATTAAAGATTTGCTTTGGGTGAAATACACCATAGTAAGGGGCAGGTGCATTAGCAGTTCTTAAATCTGCACTTGCTTCAAACAAGTCTTGAATTGTTAATTCATTACCTGCTCCACCACCTCTTTCTGTTGAGAAACCAGAAAATAATGCTGATAAATCACTATCCATTTTCTTAGCAATAGCTTCACCAAATAATCTACCAATATCTCCTGCAACATTTCTTGATGCTGAATTTCTTGCTAAATCAGTTAGTGTTGTCATGATTCCAACTTCAGATGCTGTTATAGTAACTGAACTTGGGTTCACTGCTGTGTTTGATAAATCTGTAGCTTCATTAACTGCTGATGCTGATACTGTTGCATAAATCGGTACTTCTACTGACTTACCACCACCAACAATAGTGTAGTTTCTTACAAGATTTCTCATTATTGATTGCTCACTAGCAACAAACAATGCTTCTGCAACTATCTCGGTGTATAG